AATGCAACTGGTTTGCCTATTGCAACTGGTGTATCTGGCCTTGGTACTGGTGTGGCAACATTTCTGGCAACACCCTCAAGTGCGAATCTGATTTCTGCGGTTACTGATGAAACAGGCACAGGCTCTTTGGTGTTTGCCACAAGTCCTACTCTGACAAACCCCACAGTTACTAACTACACAGAGACTCCGTTCACTGCTAACAGTTCAACTGCCATCACTTTAGATTTAGCGAATGGCACAGTGCAAATCATTACCTTGACAGGTAATGCAACAATCACAATGCCTACCGCTACATCTGGTAAGTCTTTCATCATCATGCTCAAGCAAGATGCTACAGGCTCACGTTCTGTTACATGGTCAACAGTAAAGTACCCAAGCGGTACAGCACCGACTATCACAGCAACAGCCAGCAGGATGGATATATTGTCGTTTTTTGCAGATGGGACGAACTGGTACGGGACACTAATTGGGGCTAATTACACACCATGATGCAAACAGCATTTCTTTATCGTTGGACTCAAGCGTCCACAGGAATGTGGTACGTTGGAAGCCGCACAGCTAAGAATTGCCATCCTGATGATGGATATATCTGTTCATCTAAATACGTCAAGCCTTTAGTTGAAACTGCGCCAGATGATTGGAAGCGTGAAGTTTTGCTGATTGCACCGCCATTGTATGTGCGTGAAATTGAAGCTAAGTATTTGTTGGCTTTAAATGCTCGTGATGATGGGCTGTCTTACAACCGCCACAATGGGGACATGAAATTTCATACTATTGGTCACACACTTTCAGAAGAACACAAATGCAAGATTTCATCAAAAGGTCAAGTGCGTTCAGAGGCGACTAAAGCCAAACTACGTGCAAAAAAACTTGGTGACCAAAACCCATTTTTTGGTAAAACACATACGCCTGAATACTTACAAAAATTAACCCTGCGTATGTTGACTAACAATCCATCCAAACGAGATGATGTCAAACAGAAGTTGTCGCAGATGTTTAAGGGTAGACCAATGCCACAGACTAGAACTCCTGAAGCCTTGGCAAAAAAAGCTATAAGTGGCAAACGTGCATGGGCTAATGGTCTTTATGACAACCGCAAGCAAGCCAACTGGATTCCTACTGACCAACAAAGGGAAAAGATGCGTGAAGCACGAGCAAAACAAACACCCCCTTTATTGGGTAAAACACATTCACTTGAGACAAAAGCAAAAATGGCTGAATCTAGGCGTTTGTATTGGGCTAAACGCAAGGAGAACATCTAATGTTTGCAGCATCAAAATCAGGTAGCGTTGACGCAAAAGACCCTCAGTTTAACTACGTCACTATGCTCTTGCATGGCGATGGAACTAATGGCGCACAGAACAATACGTTTTTAGACTCGTCAACAAACAACTTCACCATTACCCGCAATGGCAATACAACCCAAGGCACGTTTACGCCTTATGGTAGTAATTGGTCTAATTACTTTGGGACAACAACATCTAATTTGAAATTTGCATCAAGTGCAAGTTTTGCCATTGGTACAGGAAATTTTTCAATTCAATGTTCTGTAAATTTTACTGCTTGGGCTAGTACCAATCAGCGCATTTGCATTCAAGGAGTTTCTGGAACTACCAACATACAAATAGCAAGAGACAGTGGTGCAAATACTTTATTTGTAGATATTCAAGGTTCTACAATAATTTCTTATTCATGGACTCCAAATGTTGGTCAATGGTATGACGTAGCTGTAGTGCGTTCTGGTACTGGCACAAATCAAGTTGCTTTATATATTGATGGTGTGTCAGTAGCAACAGGGACAAGCTCTGCTTCTATTGCTCAAAATCAATTTATTGTTGGCGGTTTAGACTGGGCATCTGGCTACAGTATGCAAGGCTACATTTCAAATTTTAGATATTCCAACACAGCAAGAACAATTACAGTTCCTACAAGTCCATATACATCTGACGCAAATACAATTATTCTTACTTGCCAAAGCAATCGTTTTGTTGACAACTCAAGCAACGCATTTGCTATTACTGTAAACAGTACACCAAGCGTCCAACGCTTCAGCCCATTTGTATCTACAACTGCCTACTCCACAAGCGTGATTGGTGGCTCTGGGTACTTTGATGGTAGCGGGGATTATTTAAATGTAGCTTCTCAAACTGCACTTGGCATGGGTTCTGGAGACTTCACTTATGAAGCATGGATTTATGTCAATGAAGTAGTGCCTACAAATGAGTTGCGTGGTTTGTTTGATAGTCGTGTTTCTGGTGCAACTGGATGCGGTATTTACACAAGTGCAGATGCAGGTACAACATCTAAATTAGTCTATACAACTAACAGCGCAATTGTTGCATCTTCAACAAATACGATTAAGGCTTATGCTTGGACTCATGTAGCAGTAACTCGTAGTGGAACTACTGTTCGTGGATTTTTAAATGGTGCTGTTGAATTTACTTATACTGATTCAAGGACATTTTCATCAAGTGCTGCTACTTACATTGGTACAGATACTTCTCCAAGATACTTTAATGGTTTCATCAATGATGTAAGGATTTTGAAGGGGACTGCTCAATATACAAGTGCGTTCACACCATCAACTGCTCCTCTGACAGCAATTACAAACACATCTTTACTTTGCAACTTCACCAACGCTGGCATCTTAGACAACGCCATGATGAACGACTTAGAAACTGTGGGTAACGCACAGATTTCTACTAGCGTTAAGAAGTATGGTACTGGCTCGATTGCTTTTGATGGTACGGGGGATTGGTTGCAAGCGCCAAACAATGCCATTTACAACTTAGGTGGAGGCGACTTCACAATAGAGTTTTGGCTTTATGTTGCCGTTAATCCATCTGTAGCCGCAGGTGTAATTACAAAAGCTTCTAATGCAGGAAATACAGGATATACAATTTTTTATTATCCAACTGGATATGTTGGATTTGCAATAGGAAGCGGTGGTTTGTCTGTTCAAACGGCTTCATCATCTATTTCAACAACTACATGGACTCATGTAGCAATTACAAGGTCGGGAACAAGCGGTAAGTTCTTTATCAATGGTACTCAATCAGGAAGCACAGGAACAATAAATAACTTTACTGATTCTTCCACAGTTCTTGCTATTGGTGCATTGGATACATCAACAGGATGGAATGGTGCGTATCCATTAAACGGCTACATAGACGACTTACGCATCACCAAAGGCGTGGCTAGGTACACGGCTAACTTTACAGCACCCACTGCGGCATTTGCAGATAAAGGATAAACATGAACATTGCTAAACTTATTGACGGACAACTTGTTGTTGCTGATTACAGAGAGATGTTCAAAGAAACATCATTCCCTGTAGGTGGCCCTAATGATGACTTCTTTACTGAGAACAACTGCTTTAAAGTAAGCGTCTTCAAAGAACACGACAGAGCAACACAAATGCTAGTTGGTTGTGGTGCTTATGAGGAAAATGGTGTGGTTTACACAGTAGAAGTGCAAACCAGACCAGTAGTGGAGACAATTACGATTGAATCACTTGGTGACTCCATTGGTGGTGGAAGTGCTTGACCATGGACCCGACACAAGCGCAGCTCAATTCCCATGTTGATGTCTGCACACTGCGCTATGAGATGCTGTGTGCCAGGATTAAACGCTTAGAGAACATCATGCTTGGTGTCTCAGGCATCATGCTCACCAGCATGGCCGGCATCATCTTTACGAGTCTAAAGTGAAAGACTGGGCCGTGGCACTTATTGCTGCGGTCTGTATCACGGCCTTTGTGGTCTGGTCTGTATTCATTATTTTTTGGGCAATGAAATGACAAAAGCACCAGTTAAAAGAGCAGCGGCCAAGGTCGCACCAGTTAAAAGGTCAAGGCCAAGAGCAGCACCAGCCAGCCAGGTCAATGTGACTTTGGCTGCGCCAGCTGCTGCACCCAAGCCAGAAGCCAAAAAAGACGACTCAACCTTGGGCAAGGTCATTGGCCTGATCGAGTGGGTCGATAACCCGTTCAAGCTGTTTACAGTGATCTTGCTGTCGTTTCTGGCCTTTGCCGGTTACTTTGCCTGGGACTCAAGGCAAGTCATCTTGCAGGCCATTACAACGCAAGACAAGATGCCCCAGCTGGCCAAGCAAGAGCAATTGATCATGCCGGCCAGAAGCCTGATGAAGGATGTGGATGGAGTTGTCTTGCTGATCCACAAGGCCAACTTGACGACAAACAGCCGCACCACTGTGCTGGCGCTCAATGCCGATGGCTCAAGAGAGAAGGCCATCGAGGGGACTGTCACAAGCCTATTTAACGCAAGTGCTGACAGGAACGCTGCCATGGTGGCCATGTTAAATAACGAGGTGCTGTGTGAGGAATTTAACCCAAGCAGCAAGGTCGGTGAATGGGGTGTTAAGCAGGGCGTGAAATTCATGTGCAGAGGCTCAATCCCACCAGACCCTGGCAAGTTTGCCGGCTACATTGCCATTGGGTTTAAAGACAAGCCAGAGGACATTGGTGCATTGAAGACCCGCATCAACTTGGCAGCCAGCGATATGTCAGAAGATTGAAATGGATGCGCTGGCTCATTCTGTTACTGTTATTGGGGCTGGTTGGAGCCGTGGCAAAGAGTGGGTGTCATGTCAGAGAATTCTATGGGATTGGCTACACAGTACACGACCCAACCCTGCGCCACAAAGAGATGATGTTATGGCTGGACCAGAATGGTCAGCACTGCAAGTCAACCGAATACATGGTGATCTGGAACAACTTATCAGAGTGGGCCGGTTCAGCCGACTCCACATGGCTTAGAGCCAAAGTTGTCCATGGCTATAAAGATGCACTTGAGCGTGAAAAGAAATGATCCCGCCAATTTACAAATGGTATCCAATGGTGCAGCCAGAAGGCTACCCTACCAGGACAGATGCGCTTGAGCGCAGGGCAGAGCGCTTGCAAGAAGAGTATGCACAGGCGCTGAAGATGCGGAAAATGAAAGACAAAATTGACGATCTTGAGTTTGAGTTGTATGTGAAAAAGGCAGAACGCAATCAACTTAGCCTAGAGATTTTTACAAATAGAAAGGTGGATTTTTATGTTTGATATTTTGGGTGGCGGCATATTGGGGTCAATCTTTGGTGGTGTCTTTAGGATGGCCCCAGAGGTCTTGAAATGGCTTGATAAAAAGAATGAAAGATCGCATGAACTCTTGATGTTTTCCAGGCAGTGCGAACTGGAACAATTAAGGGGCCAGCAAAAGCTCGCTGAGATTGGCGCTCAAAGAGAGGCTGCCGTGGATGTGGGCGTGATGGATGCGTTTAACAATGCCATCACCCAGCAGGCCGAGATGGTCAAATCTGCCGGTGGCTGGGTGGCCAGTTTGTCGGCATCAGTGCGGCCCCTGGTCACATACTGGGTTTTGTTTGTGTGGAGCTTCATTCATGTCTGGTTTGCTTGGAATGCATGGCTTGCTGGCGCTCCAGCGGTGGAAGTGTTCAAGACCATGATGACACCAGACTTTTCTGCATTGCTGTCTGGGACAATCAATTATTGGTTTCTTGATCGCACATTGGCCAAGAGGGGCTTATGAACTTAGAGCTGGCTGCTGCCCTTTGCCGCCAGTTTGAGGGCTATCGGGCCAAGCCCTACCTTTGCCCAGCTGGCGTGGCCACCATTGGCTACGGCTCGACCTACTACGCTGACAAGCGCAAGGTGACATTGGAGGACCCGCCAATGGATGAGCCAACTGCCAGGGCTTTGTTGATGATAGAGCTGGAGCATACCTATCTGCCTGGTGCATTAAGGAACTGCCCCATCCTTGCCACAGACGAAAAGAAGTGCAATGCCATTGTTGACTTTTGCTACAACCTCGGCACTGGCCGGCTCCAGACTTCTACCTTGAAACGAAAAATCAATGCCGGTGACTGGGAAGGTGCAAAAGAGCAGCTCATGCTTTGGACCAAGGGTGGTGGCAAAGTTTTGCCTGGTTTATTAAAGCGCAGAAAAGCCGAGTGCGCTTTGCTTGATTGAGGCATAAAATTGAGCCATGGCCAGCCAAACACAACAACTTGAGAATCCAACTCCACCAGGACTCGGTTATCCGACTGAGGTGTATGAGCGCAGGCATTTCAACGAAAACAATGGCGCATTGACTGTTTACTTCAAGAAACTGTCATTCGTGCTTGGTTCTTTGTTTGGACCAAGGGGCGGTCGGTTTATGAATACCCCCCATGGGGCTTTCCAAGATTCGACCAACCAAGTGGCTGCCAACACCACCACGGCCTATGCGGTCACATTCAACACCACAGACTTTGCTAATGGTGTGACAATGGCCAGCGGGTCAAGAATCACTGTGGCCGATGCCGGAATCTGGAACTTGCAGTTTTCCATTCAACTAAAAAACACAACCAATAGTGGTCAAGATGTGGATATTTGGTTTCGCAAGAATGGCACAAATATTGACAATTCAAACAGCAGATTTCACCCGCCAGCAAGAAAAGGCTCTGGTGATCCAAGCCATATCATTGCTGCATTGAACTTTTTTGTAAGTATGAATTCAAACGATTACATTGAAATTATGTGGAGAACTGAAAATACTGGCGTAAGCATAGAGGCTTTTGGGACAAGCACCAGCCCAACACGGCCAGCAGTCCCATCAGCCATTGTCACAATGAGCTTTGTCTCAAACATCAAATAAATACTGCCATGTACATACCTTTAAAGCTACCCCCAGGTGTTTTCCGAAATGGCACTGAATACCAGGCAGCTGGCCGCTGGTATGACGCAAACCTAGTGCGCTGGTATGAGGGGACACTGCGCCCCATCAATGGATGGCGCACCAGGTCAAGCTCACAGATGACAGGCTCATGCCGAGGCATCATCACCTGGCGCGATAACAGCGGCAACCGGTACATTGGCGCAGGCACACATTCAAAGCTCTACGCAATGAATGAGGCTGGGACACTCAAAGACATTACCCCCACAGGCTTCACAAGCGGATACGCAAACGCGACAACGCTGACCGGCTATGGTTACGGCACTTATGGAAACTTTGCCTATGGTGTGGCACGGCCAGACACTGGAACCCCTATATCTGCCACCACCTGGTCACTCGATACATGGGGCGAGTATTTGGTGGCTTGCTCCAGCACCGATGGCAAGATTTATGAATGGCAATTGGGCTTTTCAACACCCACACTGGCAGCGGCCATTGCCAATGCACCAGTCAACAACAAGGCGGTGCTTGTCACCCAAGAGCGCATTATCTTTGCCCTTGGCGCTGGTGGAAACCCCAGAAAAGTCCAGTGGTGCGACCAGGAGAACAATACCCTTTGGACACCGGCTGGTGACAACCTTGCAGGCGACTATGACTTGGCCAGCCCTGGCACACTGATCGCTGGCAAGCGGGTCAAGGGTGTGAATCTGCTGTTTACAGATGTGGATGTCCACACGGCCCAGTATGTTGGCGCTCCATTTGTCTATGGCTTTGAGAAGGCGGGAAGTGGCTGCGGCCTTATTTCGGCCCAGGCCGTGGCGGCCATTGACACTGCTGCCATTTGGATGAGTCGCGCAGGCTTTTGGATTTATGACGGCTATGTCAAGCCACTGCCAAGTGATGTGTCGGATTACATCTTTGACAATATCAACTATGCGCAGGCATCCAAGATTTATGCGGTCCATGTCAGCAAGTTTGGCGAGATTTGGTGGTATTACCCAAGTGCATCAAGCAATGAAAATGACTCTTATGTCACTTTTAACTACCGCGAAAACCACTGGAACATTGGCACATTGGCCCGTCTGTCTGGGGTTGACTCTGGCGTGTTTACCTATCCTTTGATGGTTTCAAGTGATGGCTACATCTATGAGCATGAGGTCGGTTTTAACTATGACAGCGCCAGCCTTTATGCTGAGTCTGGTCCAGTGCAGCTGGGCAATGGAGACAACATCATGTCTGTGCGCCAGGTAATCCCAGACGAGCAAACCTTGGGTGAGGCCGTGGTTTCATTTAAAACCCGAAATTACCCAACTGGCACACAATCAACATTTGGACCATACACGGCAGCCAACCCAACTAGCGTGAGGTTTTCTGGCCGGCAAGTCAATGTGAAAGTCACGGGCAACACTTTGGCTGACTGGCGCATTGGGGTAATGAGACTGGATGCAGTCCCAAGCGGTAAGCGATGAGTGACCAAGAACAATTGGACAGGCTGCGCCATCATGTGGAGGCTGCCTTAGAATACAGTGGAGGCACACACAATTTTGACGATGTCACTGAGATGGTTGAGGATCACAGATTACAGCTGTGGCCAGCCAAGGACTCGGTGGTGTTGACAGAGATCATTGTCTATCCCAGGCTAAAGAATTTGCATTATTTTCTGGCTGGTGGCGACCTAGATGAACTCTCACGGATGAGACCATTGATCGAATCCTGGGGCAAGTCTGTTGGCTGCACCAGGGTGACATTGGCAGGCCGAAGAGGCTGGGCCAATACATTTTTGAAAGACGAAGGCTACAGTCCAAAATGGTCTGTCCTTGCAAAGGAACTTTAGGGGAATATGTATGGCATTGACACCACAACAATTTAAAGCATTCATCTACCAGGGCGGTGCTGATGATGCCGTGGCCACTCAGCGCGGCATTGACTATGCGCAGTCTATGGGCCTGACTTCTCAGCAGGCCACAAAACTTTTCAATGATGCGCTTGGCACTAGTTTCTCGCCATCAGATTTTGAGTCTGTGGTCGCTGCAAAGCAAGGCACAGAAATCAGTCCCCAAGAATTTAGAAACCTAATTTATGCTGGTGGTGCGACTGATGCTACAGCCACCCAGCGCGGTGTGGACTATTTGAAAAACATGGGCTACACGCCCACAGAGGCCACCAAGTTATGGAACGATTCACTTGGCACTAACTTCACAGTGGGCGATTACAACCGAGTCGCTGGCCAAGTTAGTGGCAATGCATTCAGAGACTACATCTATGAAGGCACTGGCGGCAACGATACATTGGCCACAGTCAGGGGCATCAATTACGCAAGGTCATTGGGCTTGAATCCACAGCAGACTGTGGACCTATTTAATACGTCTCTTGGCACTAACTTCACACAAGCAGACTTGACCCGTGCCAGTGGCGAGGCGACTAACTTGTCGGCTGGAGCCACTCAAGGCGCTGGCTTGCTGACTGGCAATGACTTTAGAAATTACATCTACCAAGGCACTAATGGCAACGATACTCAAGCCACAGTGCGCGGCATTTTGTATGCTGACTCACTTGGATTGACACCACAGCAGACTGTCAATTTGTTTAACAGCTCACTTGGCACTAATTTCACAACTGATGATTTGACCCGTGCCAGGGGTGAGGTGCAATCGGTCGCGCCAGTTGAGGCTCCAATTGGTTCTAATTTTAGAATCACGCCTCCAGTGACACCAGTGACTCCAGTTACTCCCCCAGTGACACCAGTGACTCCAGTTACTCCCCCAGTGACACCAGTGACTCCGGTTACTCCAGTGACACCCCCAGTGACACCAGTTACTCCGGTGACACCCCCAGTGACACCAACAACGCCAACGACACCAAGGCAGCCAACAACGCCACAGTCACCATTTGCACAGAACTTTGCAAACTATCAGGCGATTTCTCCTGGCGCTCAGTACAACCCAGCTGTGACACCTGGTGGTGTTTCCCCATATTCGGCAATCATGTCGCAAATGAATAATGGGGCATTCCAAAACCCTTATGCCAACTTTGTGCCTAATACGCCACTGGGTGGCTACAACCCCAACCTGTATACAGAGTTGGCTATATTGAATAAAGCAGCAGCTGATAAGGCTCAGTCTTTAATCAATACCCAAACAGATTATGGTGGCGGTGGTGGCGGTGATAGTGGTGGCTCTAGCGGTGGTGATAGCGGTGGCGGTGATGGCAATAGCGGTGGCGGCCCAGGCACTGGTG